AGGCTTCACGTTTCATTTGCATTTTCTGAGAATGTGCATGAACATAATTAGCAAGTTCTTCATAAGACTTATCAATATAAGGTTGTAATTTATCCTCACAGACTTTATCCATGAAGGAGATGACCTTCTCAGTTGATTTTTCCGCTTTGAATACTTGATTAACAAGAGGGCCAAGCTTAAGGTAAATCGAGTCAGTATCAGACGCAATAACATAGTCATCCTCGGTTTTTAATAGTTTGTTCATAAATTGATTAAGCTTGGCTTCAATCCAACGAATACTTAATTGACCCGCAGTTGTAACACCCAAGGCCATACGTAAATCGTAGAAACGAAAATACTGACTACCCAAAGCACCATATGCTGAATTAAGTGATACTTTTTTTGCCAACTGAAGATTTTCAAATCTGGCAATTCGTTTTTCAATTTCATATTTTTTGCTATCATCCATTTCGTTTTCATAATCTTGTTTGGCTTTCAAAGCCAACTTCTTAAACTTCTTACGGTCTTCATACATTTCTTCCATCATACTTGGTAAGAATCCTGGCACATCTGTACGGAAGAACTGACCATTTGGTGTTAAAGTGACACCGGTAAGTGCCGAGGTGTCCACTTCTTTCAATAACATTTTGTCAACAGAAACGCCATCTGTGATAATTTTACGCATCACATCAGTGTAGTCTTTGGGTTCAATTAAGGTTTCAGGTGAAATATTATACTGCATCATCAAATGAGGATACAATGAGTTTAAGTCAAATGAAGCTACCCAATCATGTTTACCGGCTTGAACATCTTTAACGTAAGCACCTTCAAACATTCCATCTTTTTCTTTACGCTCTTTTGGAGGAACAATAATTTTCTTATTCAATAGATAACTATTTGTCAGAGCATCCCACATACGAGTTTGTGCAAACACATCCTCATAATTACATTTAGTATCATAAGCCAAAGTCATTGCCAATTCAAGCAATTTCAACTTATCTTCCAAACGCAAAATCAATTCAACGTCTTTAATGTTGTATTCAATAAACTTCTGATAATTTAACCGATATAATTGGTGTAAACTATCAAATTCATCATATGAAATTTTATTCTCACCGACTTCAACTGAAGCGATGTGGTCTAATTTATAAGATTCCTGTGACTTTCCACCAGGAGCGTACCATCTATACAACTCAATATAATCAAGTGATGCGACGCCTTCCATTGTGTAGGCAATCTGTTCACGTTGATTGATAACTGTTTTACGTTCTGAAATATAGTTCCAAGGTGATAACTTTTTAGTTTCATCTTCACCTAGAATTTTACGGAACCGATTGATGATATATGGAATATCAAAGAACTTGGTATTCCAACCAGTAATGATGTCGGGGCAATCTTTAGTCCATAGGTCTAAGAACTTCTTACATAATGAATATTCGTCATTACATTTAATGTAAATTTCATCACCTTTAGTCACATAATCACCACAACCAAAGACATACATATCGCCACCAATATATTTCATACCAATAGCTGTGATTGGTTCATTAGCTTTATATGGGTCTGGAAACCCATTCTCAGAACCAACTTCAATATCGACTACAGCAACTAATATATTTTCTTGGTCCCAATCAACCATTTCTGGATGATGGTCGGCAATAAAAGCATATTCATATCGTGTATTACCGTAGATTTTGAATCCATCAACTTCATCATATTTCTTAACGAAATCTCTGGTATCACGGATACCACCAGCTCTGAAAGGTTCAAGATATTCACCTTTCAAAGTGGTATAATTGGTAACTTTCTTGGCTGGAACGTAAAGTGTTGGTTGATATTCAATTCGTTGTTTGAATCGTTTACCGTTTTTAACACCACGATATAGTATATAGTTGCCTATTGATTGGACGCTTGTATAAAACATTATTATCCTGTAATGATTTGTTTTGTAGGTGTGATGATGCCTGTGCCAAATATTTGATTATAATTAGCAATAAAGTCTTCTGCGGGAACATAGTCATAAACGATGTGTTTCTTTTTAATTGTAACTGTTGCACCACTTTTCTGTTCAGCGTGCATTGGGAACGGAGTGAATCCAACATTTGGTTGTCCGTCTTGACCTCGAACAATTGAGATACCCACTGGATTAACAAACACATAATCCGTCTCAGATTGTGATTCCACTTCACCTAATACATCTTCACCACTAATTAATTTTAATGCTATAACTTCCATAACAATCTCCTTTTATCAACAAGTAATAGATTATATATCATATTTAAAGACATGTCAAGCATAAATACTTTAATAAAGTGTTAAGGTATTATTATGAATGATATATTCAAATTAATTGGAGACCTTGGTTTCCCAGTTGCCATGGCTTTAGCTGGTGGTTATTTTGTATTTTTAACCATCAAGTTATTATTAGGTGGTGTATTAGGTTCTATCAAGGGGATGGCTGGTATTATTACCGCTCTAGATAATAGAGTTAGGACAATGAACCATGACGTTGTGCGCATTGATACTGTTGTATCTAATGCGTTGGGATTAAAACCTGATGTCGACCGAATTGCTCGAGCTGACGGCAAGAACGATGCAAGGAGAGATTAATGATATTTGTAGATTACACATTTCTATTATTAACAGATGGGTCTATTCAGATGGATCCAGAATTAACTGCTGACAAAATAAATCTAAAAGACGGGGATTTATTTAAAGCTGTTGTTGTTGATGGTAAAATTACATTCGTAAAACAACCACCTCGGCAAATATGGGAAGGTGGCTAATGAAAAACTTTTTCAGAAAATATGATTTTTATTTTCAAGCAGACCGAGACCTTATGATATGGACAAGTAGAGATATGGTTTTTTCATTTATAGCAGGTTTAATTATAGGCGCAATACTAGTATGGATGTAGTCGAGTTAATCAATAAGTATGGTTTCCCAATTGTCATGGCCGTTGGAATGGGTTTCATTATCAAATATGTATTTGAATGGGCCACTAAAGAAGTAAAACCTGTTATCAATGATGCTAATACAGTATTGATTGCTCTTATTGACCGTATACGGATGTTAGACAACGATTTAATTCGATTGAACCAAAAAGTTAATACAGTATTACATTTACGTGGTAAGACAATCGAACATGAACGAGTTGAAGCTGAGATGGCTATCAACGAAAAGATTCAAAAGAACAAAACAGAAGACGATAACACAGCGTCAGCTGGCGAAGGATAAATCACTAACTCATTGAATATATTTGACTTAGTTAACTTCTAGTTGTCAATTATGATGTTTTATAATGTTAATTTGGATAACAAGACTAATGTTTAAATGGACACCATTATTACTAATTTTAACAAGCAATGTTAATGCTGCTCAATTAGATTATAGTTTCAAATCACCTTCATTTAGTGGGATTGGTTATTCTTCACATGTCCAAACATTAGAAAATACAGAAACATCTCGCAAAAAAGCAATAGATGATAAAAGATTAACAGATGCTAAAGAAGCTGCGGCGCTTGCTAAGAACACAAATCTACAGAAATTTTTAAACAATTTTGAGAGTAGGGTTTACGCTCAACTATCAACACAATTGGTTAATAATCTATTTGGTGAAAATCCTCAAAATAGTGGTACGGTGGAAATTGAGGGCAATACCATTCAATATGTAAAAACGACAGATATGGTTTCATTGACTGTCACTGACCCCAACGGCAATATAACCCAAGTGGAAATTCCTATTGGGCAATTAAAGTTTTAACATGAAAATATTAGTATTATTTTTATTGTTATGTTTAACTAGTTGTGTTGGTGTACCTGTAAAATTTCAACAGGACCAACCGCAACCAATTACCGAACCCGTGAAAAGAAAATTATCAGAGCCGGCTAACGGTAAAATCGTTGTTGGTGTATATTCATTCACGGACAAAACAGGGCAAAGAAAAGATGGCGGAAATATAGCTAAATTGTCATCGGCCGTAACACAAGGTGGTGAGACATTATTGATTAAATCATTACAAGATGTCGGTGATGGAAAATGGTTTAGAATAGTAGAAAGAGTAAATTTAGATAATTTATTAAAAGAAAGACAATTAATTAGGTCTGCTCGTGAAGAAGTGAAAGATGTGACACCGTTGAGAACTGTGTTATATGCAGGCATGTTAATTGAAGGCGCAATAGTTTCATATGACTCCAATGTTAAAACTGGTGGTTTTGGTATCAGATATCTTGGGATTGGTCCGAATACACAATATCAGGAAGACTTGGTAACTGTGAGCATTCGGGTTGTCAGTGTAAGTACTGGTGAAGTTTTATTGACAGTTAATTCTGAAAAAAAGATACTAAGTGTGGCTGAATCTGTAGCAGTATTTAAATTTTATGATAGCGGCACAAAAAGTTTTGAAAATGAGTTTGGTGTAACAAGCAATGAACCGGGTGTATATGCTTTAAAAGCAGCTATTCAATCAGCTGTTGAAGAAATGATAATTCAAGGCGAAAAAAAGGGCATCTGGCAATTTAAACAATAAGGAGTAACAGAATGAACAGTAAGCTAATCACTTTTGTGATGGCTTTGTTATTAGTAGGCAGTGCAATGGCAGACACAGGGGGCAATTCGGTTTACATAGACCAAACCAATGCCGACCAATCATCAATAAGTATAACACAAACGGGTTCCAATAATAACGTTGGTGATACCAATACGTCAACAGGTACTTCATTTGCTATTGATGGCAATAGCATGAGTTTAACTATTGACCAAAATGGTATGAACAACTCTATTACTGGTAATTTTATTGGCGGCAATTCGACTGCAAATATCACACAAGATGGTAATACAAATACCTCAGTTCTTAACATGGGTAACATGGGAACAAGTTCGGGCTCATTAATTCAATCGATTACTGGTGATAACAATACAACCACTTTGAATATTGGTGTTACAAATGATTCTGGAAATTACAATTTGTCAACCACACTTACAGGTGGTTCAAATTCATTGACAAACAATATCAACAGTAAAAATACAATCAACGAGTTCACAATTACTGGAGATTCAAATACATACACAACAACTCAGATTGGTGCAAACGGAACAGCTTTAACCGGTGGTCATAATATCAAATCAAGTGTAATAGGTGATAGTAATACATTGACCGTACTTCAAAATGGTGTAACCAATCCAAATAGTGTGACTGTTAATGTTACGGGTTCTGGTACTACTACTTCTATTACTCAGCACTAATTCTTTGGCTGCAATCGGTAAAATTACCGAAGAAAAAGGATTAGGCGAGATTCAACGTAAAAAGTCCAAGATAGATGCCGGCTTAAATGTCGGCATCGAATCTATGGATAATATTTCAACCGGCAATGGCGTT